AGCAGGTAATGAAGTGCCAGCCCTTGCTACGGTTGATTTTATAATAGAAAAATCTTTATCAGTAGGATTAACACCAAGCTGCTTTGTAAGTGGGACAGCCAACTTGTTAGATGCCGCCTCAATAGCCGTTAAGCTAGATGACTCATTTAAATCAACATCTACACCAAATTGAGCGCCCGCATTATTTATAAATGTTAACAACCCGAAAGCTGGCCCAGTTTGCCCCCCAGTCGCAATTATAGAGTCGAGATTAGCTTCAATGGTTGCCGCTTGCGTTGCAGTTTCACGAGCGGTATTAGCCATATCGAATGTACTATCAATTATTTTAGAACGCCTTTCCTCGCTTTTTTTAGTCCTCGTGCTTTCAGTTTTATCTTCAATATTAACAAGTGGCTTTTTCTCTAAAGACTCTCTAGCTAGTTGTCGACCCTCTTCGCTATTAGGATCAATCCCAGCCAATGCCATCTTCTTCTCAAAATCTGTCCTCTTTCCTGGTTTAAAGCCAGCCTCTAATTGTTTAACCCTTAAGCCCTGTAGTTGCTCTTCGCCTAAAAGGGTCGGGTCAACGTCTTGCCCTAACTTCTGAGCTAACAACTCACGCCTCTGCCTTTGTAAATCTTGCATTTGAGGTTGCAATCTTTCACGCTCCCTATCAATACTACTTTGCTGCCCTAATGTGAGCAATTGGGCTAATACATCACCACCAGTAGCGCGCCCTTGTGGCTTCAATGCATCAAGTCTTTGCTGCCTTCTAGCATTATTCATTGCCGCTCTTTCTATAGCATCCCTCATTTTAAAAACTCCTCTTTATTGCCACGGTCTTAATATTAGCGTTAAGGCTGTTTAAGCACCACCAAAAAAACCACTTAAACCACCAGAAGCAGCAAGCTTTCCTGCTTCTATCCCCTTGTTAACAAAATCCATAACATTACCACGCTGTATATCTTGCCTTTCAGCCTCTTGTTCTGCACGATTTAGCCTCAATTTATCTCCTACCTGAATAATTCCAGCCCTATTAACGTCAGCTACACCACTAAAGCCACCTAAATCAATACCACCTAATTCACGGCCAAAGAATGCTTGCGCCTCCCTACCAGCCAAATTCCTAAGCCTACTTTGCTCTTGTCCAGCAGCTAATTCAGACGTTTGCGCCAATGCCGTCAATCTATCGGCCTCTTCTCTAGCTAACTCATCTATAGCTCCCCTTTGCGCTTCGCTTCCTTGCGGTAGGCCTCTTGTAGCAAGTGCTGTTTCTGTGCGCCTTCTACGCTGCTCTAGAAAAGGCTCTAACCTTGACATTCCACGCTCGAACGTCACATCCCCAATTCGCTTACTTTCAGCCGCAAATCTATCGTCACCACCTTCTAAGGATGTTAAAAAGCTTCTAGCTAAGGCCTCTCTAGTTGCTCTTTGTTCTTGTTGAAACGGCGTCTCTTCTATCCTTAAGACCTCACGCCCCTCGGGGGTCTTTTCAAAAAACCTGCGACCTTCTGGAGTTTCTATATTAAACCTAGACAACAACTCCTGCTCCCTTGCTGTCTCCTTGGGGTCGGCTGTAAATGGTGTTTTTTTACCGCCACCTAGTACTTTATCAAAAAATCCCATATTAATTACCTATATTGCGTTAATGTCAAAGTTAATGTACGTACTGTACCATGATAGTTGTTGCGCTAGCAGTGAAGATTTCATTCTCACACTAACATAAGTGCCTTGCCCACTAGATAAATAGGTTTGCGTTCTAGTTACCGCCTCTGGACTCCAACCAACACCCCAATCACTCCCCCAATCAGTACCTATACTTTCAGATGCTACAGTTTGCGTTAATACACTTCTACCGAAATCATACCCCATATCAACATTAACCGATACATTGCCGTCGGCTGTATGCACTGGATCAATCGTATTAATAGTTTTAACCGCTGGCACTCCAAAGGTAGAATAAGCTTGTTGTACATCAACTTTAATAGCTATTTCTCCATCTTTATAACCACTATCAGCTCTATTAATCACAGTATTTGCACCAAAATACAAAACCTTATTATGAACAACCCAGCAACTAGCATTAATTCCTGTAAATCTAGCGGCAGCTCCTGTTACTGTATTTACTATATACTGATGTGTCTCCGTATTACTAGACAATGGAACATTAATTATTAACAATTGTCCTCTTGGGTAACTAAGCACTTGCCAGCCAAATTTATCACCATAATTTAAAGCTGCGGTTTTAATAGCTCCTGATAATTTAGAACCAGTTGTAATAATGCCGCCCTTTCTAAACACCTCACTAAACAATACAAAGTCGCCATTATTAACTATAACGATATCGCTCGCTATTTTTGTTATAGCCCTTTTATCTATAGGTTGCCCCATTTTATAAACACCAACCAACGCCCATGCAGTGGCATCGCCAGGGTCTGTCCCTTTATAGACAATAGTGTCGCCACTCGACATAAAAAACACTGCTAAATCATCTACACCATCGCCGCCGTCAACGTTCCAAGTTTCTATTTTAACCAGATTACCGCCAAAAGTACCAACTCTTGATAATGGGAATTTAGTTAATGCCCCCTCAATCGCATTTAATGCAGTATACCAAAAATCCTGCGTTCTATCATTCCAGTAAAATACAAAATTCTTAAAGACGGTAACGCCATTTAAATCGGAAGGTGTCAAGCCGCTACCTGTGATAGCCATTGCTGACAATGTTGAACCGTCAAATTTCTGTGGTGTATCAACCCCATTAACTAATAATAAATTAGCGTTAAAACTAGCACCTTCCCATTTAGCATTAGAAAAGCCCGAGCCTATACTTGTTAATACACCATTAGTGCCTTTATATATATTATCACCTGCTGCGGATATTAATTCACTAACTGCTAAGGCTTCATACGAGAACATAGACTCAACATAATTTATTGCCCCTGTCGCTGACTCCGTGTAACCCCACCTTGATTCAACTTTACCAACCGAAGGAATAAAATTGTCTAGAATAACAGCATCTTCTAGGGGCATCATACTTTCAGCGTCCCTAGTATTCCAACCACCGTGAGGCGCAGGCACTACAACTGATTGAGAATTGCCTTGCCTCTCTAGCTCTAAACTTATTTCTTTAGTCATGGCGCTACTACATTTTCAGGATATGCAACTGCTACCCCTCTTGGGTATCTCCCTCTTGGTACTACTTTTCTGCGTCCTCCATCTTGCCCTTTAACTTCTGCCCCCGTCTCATTATATTGTCTTAAATCCTCCTTATAAGGCATACCGTTGGTTTTTCTAAATCTCCACAATGTCCCCAACTCAACTAGAAAATCGTCTATCCTAGGTACATCTGTGTCAGCCAACCATTCGGTTTGAGCTGTACCTACAGATGATTCTATGGGGGTGTTCTGGATATACTCATAGACTAATGACTCAACAGCCGCTGGTGTTGGGTAGAGCAAAACTTGTCCGCCCCTTATTCTATAATGGTCTGTATATGAGCTTCCGCTTGCAGTCCTATTTTGTAAATCCTGCCACTCACTAGCCGTTGTTACACCAGTCATTTCACGTCTATTAGTGGTATTCCATGCAGTATTATCTACAATCCTTTCAAAATCAGAGGGGAGGTTATAACCTTGCGTACTTGCAACCGTGGTTATAGTAGCCTCCCCATGTAATTCCTCGAAATCAATCTTTTTCAATAAGTCCTTAGTTGTATTACTAATAGCCTCTAAAAGCCTTACAGCCTCTAATTCATTATTGCCAATAATAGTTAAAGGCACTTTCACCTTACTACTTCTAGCTACACTTTGACATATTGTTAAGAGTGACATATTTAGCCTTCTTTATTAGTTTTTTCTTTAACTTTACTAGCCTCAAATTCAGCTATTTTTCTGTGCAACTCAGCTATTTCAGCTTCCTTACTAGTCAGTTCTTTAGCTTTATTTTCTATTAACTTGTTTTTATCGGCTATAGTGTCTACCAACTTACTAGTTTCACTTAGTCTACCGCCTGCTTTTTTAGCAGCAAGATACAAGTTATAAGCACGGTCATATTTATTACATAGACCCTCTCTTTCAAAGTCAGCAACCTTACGTCTAACTTTTTGTCTTTGCCCTATATTATCAATGGATATATACAACCTCTTTTCAGTGATAACCTTTCCTTTTTCGTCCTTAAGCTCTCTTGGGTTGTCGTAAAAAGCTATAGCTTGGCCGTTGTATACTACTTCTGTTTCTGGAGTAACATCTAGCACAAGTGTTTCTTTTTTAGTCATTTTTAAGTTCCTTAATTAAA